TGTAGTCGAAGATGTAAAGTCACCAATTACACGCACAGCCGAATACATTATCAAACGGAAGTTAATGCTTCACGTTCACGGGATACAAATTTTAGAAACTTAAAACAACTGATACAATGAAAAGAGTACTTGGAATTATTTTAGCCATAATCCTCGGATTGGGAACACTCACGCTTTTATGGGTGTCAATGGGCTTTGTCAAAATGATAATCTATATCGTTTTTATGGCGATAGTTTGTTTTTTAATCTACCTGTGTGTTTGGCTGTTATTATCAGACGAAGAACCTGACGAAACTGACGAACGCCATGACTAAGACCGAAAGCATTGCCGTCATCATCGAAACCGTCTGCCTCCATTATTCGGTAAGTTACGACCAACTGAAATCCAAAAGCAGAAAAGCCCCGCTGCCAGAATGTAGAGCCGTTGTCTGGACAATCATTCGCAAAAGGTTTTTCAAACAGACCAGCTACAAATATCTTGGCTCACTGTTTGGATGCTGCAAAAGGTCCTCCCAGAAAGGGATTGAACGGATGGACACCCTTGTTTGGAATAAGGACGTTCCTCAACTATTATCGCTTGCACAATTGCAATTTGAAATTAACGCTAAACTAAATAAATAGGGCAAAGCGTTGTCCGAATCCCATCCGCAATCCGAAATAACCGGGGGGTTGTGTGGACCGGGTGGGATTTTAAATTATTTTGCATTCCGAGTATCAAATTGAAAAATATAAAACTGTATGAATGTATTATCGTTGTTTGATGGAATGAGCTGCGGGCAAATTGCCCTAAATAGGGCAGGCGTGAAGTTTGATACTTACTATGCAAGCGAAATAAAACCCCATGCGTTGGAATTAACACAGTCCAATTTCCCAGATACAATCCAACTTGGTGACGTATGCAAGATAAACGCCAAGGATTTACCAAAGATCGATCTATTAATTGGGGGAAGCCCGTGTCAGGACTTTAGCCTAGCAAACAAAGAACGTGCCGGGTTGAAAGGTGTAAAAAGCGGATTATTCTTTGAGTATTTGCGACTACTAAAAGAATTAAAACCAACCTACTACCTTTTGGAAAATGTGGCAATGACTGACAAGGAGTTAGAATTGATTAGTCAATACGTTGGAACGTATCCGGTAAACATTAACTCTGAACTTGTTTCGGCTCAAATGAGGGATAGAAACTATTGGACAAACATAGGTCCGGAATACTTTGATCTATTTGGTTTTAGACATTGTGCAATACCGCAACCAAAGGACAGAAAGATAAAACTTCAAGACATTCTGGAATATGGTTTTACAGACCTTAAAAAAAGCCGTTGCATATTGGAATCCGAAAGCCGTCCGTTAAAACAACAACACAAAATGGCTCATCGTTGTTTTACTAGTAGATTTATAACGCTTGTGGCAAAGGACAAAGAAACCTATTTAAGAGTTAAAGAAGCCACCAAAATTGGATTTGTCGATATTGCCAACAATCAGGCTGTTGATTTAAGCTATCCAACATCAAAGACTAGGAGAGGACGGTTAATGGCTGACAAATCAAATTGCCTTTTGCGGAACAATCAGTATTTTGTTTTTCAAGATGGAGATTTAAGATATTTCACACAATTAGAACTTGAACGGCTGCAAACTGTTCCGGATGGATTTACAAGCATATTAAGCCGAAATAATGCAGCTTGCCTATTAGGGGACGGCTGGACCATTGATGTTATTGCTTACATTTTTTCATTCCTTCCGAAATAATTTGCATTTTATTTGCATTTCGTGAAATCATTCCCTATATTTGACGAATCAAACAACCCGATTATGGAAGTCGGGTAATTTTAAAACCTCACGTTTACAAAAATGTTTAGACTGAAATTAGAGCGTTTAATGAATGAATTTGGTGTCAAGCAAGAAGCATTGATTGAAACCATAAGTTCAAACCGTGTGACTTTTGGAAAAAAGTTGGCTGACAATACTTTCACCGACAGGGAGAAAGAGCAAATACTTTTGAAATATGGCAAACTGCTATAACTATTTTTGGCAAATTGAATTTATAAAAATGTAAATAAATGTCGTTACAGGATAAAATAAATCATTCTATTTCCGTTATCCAGAAAATGGAGAAATCAGCTTTGGTTTATTCAGACGAGGGGTATCATTTAGCGTTCAGCGGTAGAAAGGATAGCCAAGTAATTTATGAACTTGCAAAAATGGCAGGGGTTAAATTCCAAGGATACTTTTACAAAACAAGCGTTGACCCAAAAGAGTTACTAATTTTCATTCGTCAAAACTATCCTGATGTTATTTGGCTGAAACCAAAAATGACAATGTTCCAGTTGATAGAAAAAAAGAAATCACTACCTACAAGGATAGGGCGTTTTTGCTGTGAGTATCTTAAATAACGGAACGGATTAAACCGAATTGTAATAATTGGCATTAGAAAATCTGAATCCTCAAAACGCAAAAAGAGAAAAGAGTTTACTTCTACCTGTAAAGTCGGTAATGATAAAAATCTATTATCTCCAATTCTTGAATGGACGGATGCCGATGTATGGGCGTTTCTTGCTATTCGTGGAATTAAGGCTTGCTCTTTATATTCTACAATGTCCAGGATCGGCTGTATTGGATGCCCAATGGCATCAAAACAAAGGTTTGAGTTGCTTAATTTCCCGAACGTCCGAAAAGCGTATGTAAATACCTGCCAAAAAGTTATCACAAACAACCCTGAATCAAAATTTGCAGGAAATTTTAAGGATGGCGAAGATGCCGTAAGGTGGTGGACTTCTCAAATATCCGTTAAAAAATATATAGCATTAAGGGATTTACAAGGCAAAATTAATTATAAATAATTATGGAACTTCTTATAGATTTAGAATTTAGTGAGTCAAGGAATGAATTTAGGCACAACCTAATAGAACAGCCTACGGATGATTTTAAGACGGTTGTAGAGGGGATTGAATATTCAGAGGCACGAAGGTTTATCGACTGGATCAGAGGGGTATTTCCGCATCCATTAATCTATGTTAGTGTGCTGATTCAGTGGAATATTTACAAGCTAAAAAATAAGATTTCGTAAAATGGCAAGTTATATAAAACTTCATAGAAAACTACTTAATTGGGGGTGGTTTAATAAGCCCGAAATTTTGAGCGTTTTTATTTATTGCCTTATTCGTGCAAACTATGAAGATGGAGAATACCAAGGCCATAAGATTTTAAGAGGTCAATTCATAACTTCTCCGGATAAAATTGCACAGGCTACCGGCCTTACATATCAGTGTGTTAGGACAGTATTAACAAAGCTAATTTCTACCAATGAAATTAACAAGCAAACAACAAACAAATATACCATAATAACTATCTGCAACTATGATAGTTACCAAGGCTTAGAATTTGAAACTAACAAACAAAACGAAAACAAACTAACAAACAATCAACAAACAACTAACAAGCAACTAACAACAAGTAAGAATAATAAAGAAGTTAAAGAAGAAAAGAATAAAGAGAACGCCAATAAATTGGCTGCACGCTCAACTGAATTTCAAAAATCTTTAATTCCTTTTGTTGGAACGTATAAAAATGAAATGCTTAGAAAGTTTGCAGACTATTGGACGGAATCAAACCCCTCTAAAACGAAAATGAAGTTTGAACTTGAAAAGACGTGGGACACAACGAAGCGATTAAAAAAGTGGGCAGACAACGAAACTAAATTTACAAAAACTACAAATGAAACAGCAACAGAACAAACGGCAGGATATAAGCCTATCAAGTTTGGTACGGACAAATGAGAATGCCGAGCGTGTTGTAATCGGTTCACTGCTTACCGTTCCAAATGCGATAATGAATATTTGCGATGGACTTACATCGGATATGTTTTACGATCCGTACTATGCAAATATTTATTCAGTCGTTCAACTATTGGATTCTGAAAGCAAAAAGATTGATATGCTTACCGTTTCCGAGCGGATGAAAAAACAAGGCATGGAAGTGGATTTATCGGTAATGGTTGAAGTGTGCAACTCTTATTCGTTCGACATACTGCCTCACACGCTAATGGTGAAGGAGAAAGCCATAGAAAGGGGCGTTGTTGGCCTTATACATGAATCAACGCTTAAAATGCAGGAAAACGAGGATGTGGCCGATATACTTTTTTCTATTGGTGAAAAAGCAAGTCTATTGCAGGAAAGTTTGGTAGGATCTGAAATGTCGGAACATATCAGTTTGGCGGTAACGGAATCAATTACAGAATTGAACCGTAGGATTGATAACAGGGAAAAAGGGTTGATGCCAGGAATACCTACCGGACTTGCAGACTTGAATAAACACACGGGTGGATGGCAGAAACAGGATTTAATTGTGATTGCAGGCCGTCCTGGTATGGGTAAAACGTCTATTGTTCTAACATTCGCACAGGCAGCAGCCGAAACCGATACCCCGGTAGCTGTTTTTTCTTTGGAAATGGGACGTAGGCAACTGACTGATAAGTTGATAGTAGGTAATTCGGGTATCTTGTCGGACGCTTTTAAGGCTGGAATTATTCAGCCGGAACAGAAATACGCTTTACAGAAATCCGTAGATATGCTTTCATCGTTGCCAATTTACATAGACGATAAACCATCCGTTTCAATAGGATACGTCCGTAGCCGTTGCAGGCTATTGCATAAACAAGGGAAATGTGAAATGGTAATAATCGACTACCTACAATTAATGTCAGGAACAAAAGATCAAGGAGGAAACCGTGAGCAGGAAATATCATCCATATCAAGAGGGTGCAAGGCTATTGCTAAAGAGTTGGACATACCCGTGATACTTCTTAGCCAACTAAACCGTAAATGCGAGGATAGGTCTGACAAGCGTCCAATGCTTCAAGACCTTCGGGAATCGGGTGCAATTGAACAGGATGCCGATATTGTGGTATTCATCAATAGACCTGAAAAATACGGAATGGAATGCAAGGACTCAAATGACAATAAGCTAAAAAACGGGATGGAGTTGATCTTTGCAAAGTTTCGTAATGGATCAACCGGAATGCTTTATGCACAACACAATGACTCTTTAACCAAACTATACGACATAAATACAAGGCAATACGAAGAGGCCACCTTTAATGCTCCAAGGAGTTATTCAGAACCAATCGAATCGGATTTACCTTTTTAATTTTCAACCCGAAACAAAACTAAACCCAATGAACCAACCCCTACCCCAGAACCCCATCGGCCTAATTCTTCCGTACAACCGAACCACGATGAAAATTATCGACAGCGACCAGAGCCATATTCTGGTTAAAATTGAAGGTTTGGGGACGTATTGTTTCGGGCGGGATAAATTTAGTATGAAGGATGTAATTAACGAAAACCAATAAAACTATGCCACTATTTCACGACCACTTTCAGAACTTCAAAGTTTATCAGATACCGAAAGCACAACTGATTATTGCAGACGTACCGTACAATTTAGGCAACAATGCCTATGCCTCAAATCCTGCATGGTACAAAGACGGGGATAATAAAAACGGTGAATCAGAACTCGCAGGAAAGGAATTTTTTGATACCGACAAGGATTTTAGACCCGCTGAGTTTATGCACTTTTGTTCGACAATGTTGAAACCCGAAAAGAAACCAAAGAAGATTGAGGGCGAAGCAAGGCAAAAAGGAGATGCACCCTGCATGATTTTGTTTTGTGCTTTCGATCAACAGATGTATTTCATTGAACTTGCCAAACGGTACGGACTGAACAATTACATAAGCCTTGTTTTCCGCAAAAACTTTTCAGCACAAGTATTGAAGGCCAATATGAAAATAGTTGGTAACTGTGAATACGGCTTAGTCCTTTATCGGGACAAACTACCAAAATTCAACAACAACGGCAAAATGGTGTTCAACTGTATGGATTGGCCGAGGGACAATACAAACGACAAGATCCATCCGACACAAAAACCCGTGGAGCTTTTGGAGAAACTGATTAAGATTTTCACCGATGAAGGAGACGTGGTGATCGACCCCGTAGCAGGCAGTGGAAGCACTTTAACAGCTTGCGACAACTTAAACCGAAAGGGATACGGCTTCGAGATTAAGATGGACTTCTTTAAGAACGCTACTAAGTGGATTGAACAAAACAAATTAATCAGAAAAGAAATAAAGGAAATCGGATACGCTAAAACGGAACTGAGTAAATCAATGACAATGCTATTCCAATAAAACCGACAGAATGATAATCGAACAACTACAAGACATTACTTTGATTCATGGTGACTGTTTGCCTTTTATGCGGACTTTGCCCGATAAGGCATTCAGTTTGGCAATAGTTGACCCCGAATTTGGAATAGGCATTAGTAAGAGCCCCCGATTGGTTACAGACAAAGGGGAAAAAGCCAAAGAATGGGACAACAAACCAGTGGATGCCAGTTATTTTAAAGAACTGTTTCGCGTATCTGAAAATCAAATAATTTGGGGCGGCAATTATTTTGAACTTCCCGCAAATAAGCATTGTCTTATTTGGGATAAGGTTCAACCCGAAACACTTTCTTTTGGGATGTTCGACTATGCTTGGACTTCGTTTAATGGTTCAAACAAAATATTTAGATATTCTGTCCAACTCGAGAAGGATAAAATACACGAATGTCAAAAACCAGTACAACTTTATAAATGGCTTCTTAAAAACTATGCCAAAGAAGGCGACACCATCCTCGACACCCACCTTGGAAGCGGCTCAAGTGCTATTGCAGCCCACGACGGGCATTTCAAATTTACAGGCATCGAATTGGATGCGGATTATTACGAAGCGGCTAAGAAACGAATAGCATTTCACCAACGTCAACAAAATTTATTCTAATGAAACCCCAATCAGAAATAGAACTACTCTTGACCGACCTGCGAGCCGACCTGAAGCGTGGCCGACACCAATATTGGAAATCCCACGCAAAGCAGGACATGGAAGCCTGCGAGAATATCAGTGCGGAAAATGCCGTAACCAGGGAAAAAATCG